TCCCGCCTTGGCTCTGGCTTATATGTCCAAGGTGCAGTCACCGTACCATAGTTGAGCCTGATTGGGGCAAGGGCGGGTATCCAACTCGCCCCTGTACCTACTGCTTTGCCACGAACAGAATACCAGGAAGGGAACAAGTTGAAAGACGTATTCGTTGAGCTAAACGAAACAGTCGATAAGATCGAAGTTCACATGCGCTATGACGAAGCTGACCTAGACGCTGTGAGGTCGATCCCTGGACGACGATTTGACTGGGATCGCAAAGTCAACACCGTGCCGATGGACTTGAAGGCTGCGCGTCGGCTACGTGAGATCTTCGGTGACAGAATGAAGCTGGGCCCGGCCGTGAAGCTCTGGGCGAAGGATCAGGTCAGGCAGGAGAAACAACTGGCCGAGCTTCTCAACGCTACAGACGCCACTCTGGAGCATGTACCCAAGATGATCGCTGACATCATAGCGGGGAGGCCGATTGTGCACCCCACGATTCCAGCCGGCCATGTGCTGCGGCGCAAGCGCAAGCCCCGGCCGTATCAACGAGCCGACATTAAGATGATGAGCCTGTGGTCGTCTATCAACGCGAACGATGTCGGCACAGGCAAGACCTTGGAAGCCATCGGAGCGATCTACGAGTCTGGCACTCACCCGAGGCCGATCCTGGTCGTGGCTCCCAAGCGCAGTCTCGTGAACGTCTGGCAGACCGAGTTTGAGCGGCTGACCGACTACCAAGTGTTCACAAGCGAAAGCCCAGCAGAGCGCGGACGCCTGGTCGAGCAGTTCCTCAAGCGCAGCCCTACACGTAGGGTCCTGGGACTCATCGCTGACGACCTGCGTGTCTACAAATACTACAACATCAAGGGGGATAGTCCGCCACCCGACAAGGACGAGCTACACGCAGGTCGTGACTATCAGGGCAACTGGTACAAGTTCAGGAACGGAACCCAGGCCGCCCTGTTCAATATTAACTGGGGAGCCTTCATCATTGATGAGTTCCATACGATGGGGCTGCCGAACAGGAAGTCGCTCTTTCACATCGCGGCGCAGCTTATCAAGGCGGACTACCGATGGCCTATGTCGGGTACGCCAATCGGTGGCAAGCCACGACGGTTCTGGCCGCTGCTTAACTTCATCGACGCCAAGGCTTACAGCAGCGAATGGCGCTGGATAGATGAGTGGCTCGTGGTCGAGGAGGATCGTGTCTACAAGAAGGGCGGCGCTGGCGCAATGATCACCGTCAAGAAGGTCGGCGGCATCAAGCCAGGGCTGGAGGAGAAGTTCTACAACGAGCATCGGACACACATGGTACGACGTACCAAGAAGGATGCTCTGCCAGGCATTCCAGACGCCATCGAGATCATCGTGCCGACGCCAATGACTGGCCGACAGCTGCGCGAGTACCAGACGTTCGAGGATGAACACGAGATTGTGCTTGAAGGCGAGAAGCGCATGTCTGGCGGTATCGTGCTCACGCAGTACCTCAGGCTCCGGCAGATGGCGAACGCCCGCCTTGAGTGGGATAAGTTCTACACGAAGCCGGTCGCCAGCAAGGACAGCTGTAAGCTTGAGCATCTGCTTGAGCGGCTGGATGAGCACGGCATCTGGAAGGGCACCAGCGAGACTCCCTATGAACCAGGTGCCCGAGCATACATCGGCGTTCTGGAACTCAGCTTCATGGAGGTCATCGCCAGCGAGCTGGAACGGAAGGGCATCGACTGTGAGACATTACACGGAGGCACCAAGAACAGCAAGCTGATCCTCGACAGGTTCGCTGGTGACGATGAGCGTCCCTTCGTCATCGTAATGACGATCCAGACCGGCGGCACCGCTCTGAACCTAGAACGAGCGAACAGCGCACATCTGCTCGATGAGCCCTGGGATCCAGATCAGCAGCACCAGTTCTTTGGTCGTGGCGACCGAGGAGCGAGGGACACGGCGCTCAAGTGCTACATCTACAGGACGCCAGAATCCATTCAGGAGTACGTCGCCCAGGTTGCAGGCGACAAGAAGATCACAAACCGCAACATCCTGAATTACGCCAAGGAGATTGAGGAGTTGCGACATGCAAAATAACAATCCACGAATGGCAGCCTGGTTCGTGCTCCTGATCATGGCATTGATCTTTGGGCTGCCACTTAACCACGTGACGCTATTCTGGGTAGGCATCCTGTCAGCCTGGGTCCTTACGAAGTAGCATCGCGCGATGTGAGACTTGCGTTGCCACGTTGAGTCTGCTAGGCTTCGCTAGCGGCCTCGTTAGGCCGTGTCTCCAAGCGAGCGGGTTGGTGCGCTGAGAGTGCGTGGTGGTGCAATTGGTAGCGGAGCCTGAAAATGGGCTGCTATCCGGGTTCAAGCCCCGGTCACGCACTCGCCGTTTCAGCGCATCAGCCCGCACCTGGAAATTTCAAACCCTATTGATTTGAGGCTCACGATGAGAGCGGGGAGGCAAAATGGAGCAGAGGCAATCATGGTGCGCACGTCTGAAAGGCAAGCGTTCCTGACGTGCAGACAAAAGTGGGCATGGGGCTGGATCGAGCGGTTAAGGTCGCCAACAACAGATACAAAGCTGCTGTTCGGCGATCTGGTTCATCAGGCTCTGGCGGCGTATTACAAGAAGGGCCGAAAGCGTGGACCCCACCCGACCATCACTTTCGAGAAGCTGTGCGAAAAGCTTTCAGAAGAGCAAGACATGAGCATCTGGGAAGAGGAGGGCTTGGTAGACATTCGTGAACTCGGCATCGACATGCTCAACCGCTACGTCGAGCACTGGCGAGAGGAGGACAAAGAGTACAAGATCATCAGCAGTGAGCAGACCTTCAAGCTGCCGATTGGCCGCGTCAATGGCGTGCGCGTCTACTACGTCGGCACCATCGACGGCGTGTGGAAGCATCTGCCCAGCGGCAAGTTCAGGTTCGCAGAGCACAAGACCACGACAGCGATCAGCGCCGCCGCTCTGCCTATGGACGAGCAGGTGGGAGCTTACTGGACATACGGGCCAAGGTGGCTGAGGCTGCACGGCTATCTCAAGGAGGGTGAGCGGCTCGATGGCATCATCTACAACTGGCTACGCAAGACCATTCGACCGGACGATGGTCAGTGGGATGAACAGGGCCGTCGTCTGAATAAGAACGGCAGCATCAGCAAACGGCAGCCACCGCCGTACTTTGATCGGCAGCTCACCTTCAGAGGCGACATCGAGGCAGAGCGCGTCAAGGCTCGGGTTCGTCAGGAGGTTACTGACATGCTCGACTGCCGATCCAACCCAGAGAAAATCTACAAGAACCCAGGACCGCAGTTCATGCCAAACTGCAAGTTCTGTAGCTTCCGCGATATGTGTGAGCTACACGAAACGGGCAACGATTGGGAGGCATTCAAGCGAGCAGCCTTCAACACTTGGGAACCATACAACGCGCACGAACGAGTGGAGAGACGATGAAGCACACATTTGAAATTGAAGTTACTGCGGGAGCAACCGCCAAGCCAGCAGTAGCGGCAGACATGAGGAGGGTAATCGAGAACGTCGTGTACGACGCTATGGAGGACCTTCTTGAGCCTGAGGACCTCGACGTCAGCGTAGAGGAATCTACCTGATGCCAGCGACCCCACTTACTGATAGTAAGTCGATCAAGATATTCGTGGTCGCTCCCAGTGGCTGGGGTAAGACCCGACTCGCTGGCACTAGCCCAGGACACGCTCTGTTCATTCGTCCGCCCGTCGATTACATCGACAGCATCAATCCAGAGGATAAGCCTCGACACAAACAGTGGGTCGTGCGTGACTGGACGGCGATGGAGGACGTTTACGAGCACTGTCGTCATGAAGGCGAGAAGCTCTACGACTGGGTCTGGTTCGACAGCATCTCATCGTACCAGGACATCGGACTCGATGACCTCTGGCAACTGATCATCGACGAGAAGCCTCATCGAAAGCGCTATGGTCTCGACAAGGGCGACTACTGGATCAACATGCAGAGGCTCGGGCGCTGGGTTCGGGATATGGCCACACTCTCCGACTCAGGGGCTTTCAACTTCGGCATCACTGCGTGGCCGGCTGAGCTATCCCCATCCCCCGAGGATGAGGAAATCGACCGCAAGATGATGCCTTGGGTGCAGGGCAAGAACATGGCGATGAAGGTATGCGGTTACACCAACATCGTCGCATTCGGCACAGTAACATCGAAAGGAACAAGGAGGCTGCAACTGAACGAGACAGAGCATATCTACGCCAAGGATCAATTCGACAGCACAGCGAAGGGATACCTTCTAAATCCGACGATGCCCAAGCTCATCTCGGCCATCGAAGCAAAACACGGGCCTATGGGAAACCATAAGCCGCCACGACGACGCACACGCGTCAAGAAGGGAGCATGATGGCGAAGGTCCTGAAGTACGGAGACACGTCAAGCATCGAGAGCGACTTCAAGCAGGCCCCAGTTGGCTTGTACTACCTCAAGTGCGAGTCCATAGAGCAGGTCACGAGCAAGAACAGCGGCGACCCGCAGTACGAGGTCATCTTCACGCCGACCAAGGACGCCAACGGCAAGAAGCTGAAGGAAAACTACGGGCGGCTCTGGTACTACGCACCAGTCGACCCCAGCGCCTCATGGGCACGTCGCCTGAAGGAACTCATTGTGGCGTTCGGACTCAAGCCCAAGGGCGGTAACCTCGCCGTGATCGAGGGCAAGGAATGTATGGCCCGGCTGCGTGAGGGCACCGATCTGAACGGCGACTACCGCCCCAACATCGGCAAGCTCATGAAGATCCAGGAGCCTGAAGTTGAGGAGGAGGACGAGGATGAGGAGGAGGGCGGCGAGCTTGACGAGATGAGCCGCACCGAACTCAAGCTCTACATCAAGGAGAACGAACTCGACGTCCAGGTCAAGAAGTCGATGTCCGACGACGACCTCCGCGCCGCCATCCAGGAGATGATGGAGGATGAGGAGGAGGAAGAAGATGAAGAGGAGGAGCCTGAAGAGGACGAGGAGGAAGATGAAGACGAAGAAGAAGATGAGGAGGACGAGGTCAGCGACAACTACGAGACCATGAGCGTGGCCGAGTTGCGCGAGGAACTCAAGAACAGGGAACTGGAGATCAAGGGCAAGCGCACCGTCCTCATCGCCAGGCTGCGTACTGACGACGTGGAGGAGCCGGTCTAGGGGGTTCATGGCGCTGGTACCCGTGGTGAAATATATCTGACACAGCGGGCTAAGCAACCGGGGCCTCATGTCACTCTAAGGCAACAACCGGAGGCCAGCACTATGCACATCGGTGAACG